AACATAATATATTCACCCAAAGCACGGCACAAAAAAACGCCGGAAGAAAAAGGTTAAAAAAGACACTTGATTAAAATAAAAAAAAGTGTAAAATTTAGCGGTATCAATTTGGTAATATTGATAAAGTCTCGATAGGACTTGCCTACCGAGACTACGCTTATAGTTACTTACTTTTAACGGCTTTCATCAATTTAGTAATCGCCGTTATAAAAGCAGTGATAGCCCAGATAAGCTGAACCGGGTCTATTACATTTACCATAATTATTTTTCCCTAGTTATGGTTTCAAAAATGCTCCATTCTAAGGTGGCTGCACACCGCCTTAGCGTGGATGCAACCTCTGCTTTAACAAGCTTAAAGCATTGAGTGTATTATACAACCATTTTTAACAATTTTGTGTAAAATATAATATAGCTAACCTATTAGTTATATGTTAAACTAATCAAGCAAATTGCATGGAATAGCTATTACATCAAACTAAAAGGAGTTTTTCAATGGCATCATCAACTAAAAACGTTAAACTAGGCGTATGTAGTGTCGTCTATAAGGGCGTGGATTTAGGCTATACAAAAGGCGGTGTAGAGGTAGACGTATCCACTTCTACGCACCCTGTATCGGTAGACCAATTCGGCGAATCAGTCATCAACGAATACATCATGAAGCGTGACATCAAAGTTACCCTTCCTTTGGCTGAAACCACTCTTGAAAACCTTGTTGTCACCATGCCCGGTGCGACCTTGTTTTCTGACGGCACTGCTGCTACTGGCTCAATCACTTTCTCAGCCCAGCCAGCCGCAAACGACACAATCACCTTGAATGGCACTGTATTTACATTCAAAGCTGCTGTCACCTCCGCAACTGACATCTTGATTGGCGCAACATTGGCCGCTACATTGACAAATGCTGCTGCTGTATTGAACGCAAGCACTGTATTGAAAGTAGCCGAAGCAAGCTTTACTGCTACTGCAACCGTCTTGAACGTTGTTTACGACCAAAAAGGCATTGCTGGCAACAGCTACACATTAGCCAAAGTAGGCACTGCTGCGACCGTTTCCGGCGCAACCTTGGCTGGCGGTGTAGATTCAACGAAAAAGCGCGTAGACGTTACCAATGGCGTTGGAACTAACTTGCTTGACTTGGCTGGCAAACTGACCTTACACCCAATCGGCTTGTCTTATAGCGACACATCAGAAGATTTGGTAATCCCTCTTGCTGCTACCCCCGGTGGTATGAAATTCGCTTACAAATTCAATGACGAGCGCATTTTCAACGTAGAAATGATGGGCTATCCAGATTCAGTAACTGGCAAGCTCTTTTCACTTGGTGATTTGACCGCTTAATGTTGCAATTCACTCACAAGTGAGCTAAACTATAAGCCGCTTTAATTAGCGGCTTATTTTTTTGTGACTATGGAAACCTAAATGCAAGTATTGAATATTGACAAACTAATTAAACCGACAAGGGCTATTACTATCAACGGGATTGAATACCCAATGAGTGAAATGTCGGTTGGCCTTTATTTGAAGGCTGTTGAAAAAGAAAAGCAAGCCCAAGAAAACCAAGACCAAACCCCTCAAGTGATGATTAATTCATGGGTTGACGATTTGATTGCTATTTTCCCAACATGCCCACGGGATGTATTCTTGGCTCAAACCGTAGAAACCTTGACTGCCATTATCGCATTCGCAAGGGATGGCTCATTGCCTGATGAAACGAAGGTTGAGGGTGAAGAAGAAAAAAAGGCGGAAAGCTAAAGTCTATTGACTTTGGCTACCTGTTTTGCCGGGTGTGTAGCCACTACAACTACACACCTGATTACGTAATATATATGCCCATTCGGCTATTTTGGCTTTTGTCTGACACGATACAAAGGCTGAATGCTGAAAATGACTTAAGGTCAGTCAGGGTAGCTGTTTGTGGGCAAAGCCCTGAGCTTTATGGCGACGTAGACAAAGAGCTTAGGCAAACGATGGGGGATATATATGTATTCGATGAAGAGGCTATGTATAACCCAAACAAGGATGATAAAGGCATAGCTGAATTAAAAGCTATGATGGCTGGTTTCTAAAAAGGAATTTTGGGATGAATTTAGGCACTTTAAATGTTACGTTAGAGTTTAATGATGGGCAATTTACGGCCAAGATGGCTAATGCCCAAAAAACAATATCTAATTTTAATGTAAGCTTAAATTCAACCAATCAGCATTTAGAGCAAAATAAAAGTGTCATGTCAATGGCTTTGTCCAGTTGGCGTGACCTTTCCATTGTCGCTGCTGGCACTCACTCTATCATTTCTGCCTTTAATCATTCGATTGGGGCATTGGCAAAGACTCTCATCGAGGGTAACGCCCAGATAGAAAAGACCTCTGTATTGCTGCGTGGCTTAAGCCAATCAGTAGGCGAGGACAACAAAGCAAGGGATGTCGCAAATGACATGGCATTCCTTTTCAAGACTGCCAAACAATCCCCATTCGCTTTAAACCAACTGAGTGATTCATTTGTAAAGTTACGCTCGGTTGGCATTGCTGATGCTGATAAAAAGCTAAGTATCCTTTCTGACTCCATAGCCAACTTTGGTGGCGATGGTCAAGCCCTCCATAGAGCATCCATAGCCATTCAACAAATGGCATCAAAGGGTGTTGTCTCAATGGAAGAGTTAAGGCAACAATTAGGTGAATCCGTGCCGACGGCCATGCAAGCTATGGCTGATGGTATGGGCGTTAGCATGACCACCTTAATAAACAACATTTCAAAAGGTAAAGTTTTAGCCAAGCCAGCTATTGATGCGATGATGACGGCTATGGAAAACTCCATGTCAGGGTCAGGCAAGCGCATGATGGAGACGTGGGACGGCTTGCTAGAACAGCTAGGGACAAACCTACTTTTATTCAAAAAGCAAATTGGCGACTCAGGGGCTTTTGAAGCTTTCAAAGACAACTTAAAAGCTTTAAATGCTTACTTTTCAACTGACGAAGCAAAACAATTTGCCAATGCGTTAGGCGAAGGCTTTAAAAATGCAGCAAAATCTTTGGGTCAACTTGCTACTGCGCTACATAGCACAATAACTGTTATGAAGCCTTTCTTGTCATCTTTTGCCCAGATTGCGCCTGTTCTACTTTCCTTTAGGCTGTTGGTATCTGTATTAGAGACATTAAAAGCCAGAGCGTTAATATCCAAGGCTGCTATGGATGCTTTTAGGGCTTCCATCAAGATAACCACCGTCGAAGTGACGACCATGAAAGTAGCTGCTGATTTTGCTAATGGGCAAATAGGTGGCGGGTTTATAACCACAACAAAAAGCGTCACCAAGTTTGCCGGGGCTTTAGGCGTAGCTAAGGCTGGCATAACATTATTGGCTGGCCCTGTTGGCACTTTGATAACAATAGCCACCGCCCTAGCAGCAACTTTCATCGACTTTGGAAATGAAGCCGAAAAAGCCATAAATAAGGTCATAGAGAAGCAAAAAGAGTTAAACAATGAGAAAGGTCGCAAGATAGGAGAAAACTCCGCTATCAACAACTTAGACGACTTAAAAGAAGCTCAAAAAGGCTTTGACCAACAAGCCGCCAATATTAAAAAAATGGAGGGCTATTACAACACATTTGGCCTAACCCGTAGAGAATATCTAAACAAAGCAAAGTCTGATTTGTTGGTAGCCCAACAGGGGTTAGAAGAAGGCCGTTTAACCGTAATTACCCAACACGCCGAAGCGGAAAAAAATATCATCAATAAAAAGCTTGATGAAATTAAAGAATCTACAACCGCTCATTACTCTAAAGAAGTTGACTTAATCGACAAAGGGTTAGAATTAAAGAAAAAAGCCGGGGCAAAAGAAGAAGAGATTAACCAAGAAAAGCACGACAAAATTATCGAAATAAATAAAATAGAAAACGATGAAAGAATCAAGCAAACGGAAAAATTAATTGCTGACACCCAATCTAGCTTAAACAAGCTTGTTGAAGAAAATAAGCCATTGGGGGCAATTCTCGACCGTGAAAAAATAATAGAAGATACCAATGTTGTAGTTGAAAACTTACAAGTAAGTATTGCCGAAACCCAAGTCAAGTTAAAAAATGCATCAACCGATTCTGAGAAAAATAGCTTAACCAAATCACTTGAAAAAGATGAAAAAAAGCTAAAAGCGGCACAACTTACCATTCAAGACCTAACAAATGAAATTAAAAAACTCCAAGGGTCAGGCGAGTTTGATTTTTCAAAATTAATGAACTTAGAAAAGTTTCTAGTTGACTTACAAGCAGGTAAAAAACAACTTGAAGAATTTGCCAAAACCAAAGCTTCTTTAGACCAAGGCAAGTTGCCCGGTGATGATGCCATCCAAACAGGGGCTGGCGAAAAAGAAATAAAAGCCAAGATGGAAAAAAACATCGGTGTTTTTAACCAACTAAAGGGCAAATTAGCCGGGGCTTTAGAGGAAGCTTTCAAAACAGGAACGAAAGAGTTTGACAAGAACGCTGGCAAATATGGCTGGCAAATGTCAACCGAGCTTTCCGATGCCATTACGAATAACATCGACAAGATGAATTATTCAGCCGAAATCAAGGCAAAGATACTTGAAGCGGCAAAAGTGCTAAAAGACGGCGAAGCTGCTCTAGCAAACGCCAAAACTCCAGAAGAAGTTGATGCTTTAAACCAAAAAGTATCCGGCGCAATAGATATTATCAACAACGAAACCAAAGCCAGTGCTGAGTTAGAAAAACAGCTAAATCGTGAAAAAAAGGCAAGGGAAGAAATTGTCGAAATGAAGCGTAAGGCTGCATTGATGTCTGGTAAAGGCATTAGTGATACGCTTGATGAGTTGAATTCAAGTCAAAGACAAGTATCAAGAATTGCTTTAGAGGCTGCTGAAAAACATAGTGTATCTAAAAGCTTAATGCTTAAATTGCTTAAAATTGAAAGCAATTATGGGCAAGAAACAAACGCAAATAACAAAGCCCCAGCCAAAGGAGCTTTTCAATTTTTAGAAGGGACAGCTAACAGTTTAGGTTTAAAAGATAGATTCAATGTAAAAGATTCAGCAGATGCCGCTGCACGTTACTTAAAACATAACGAAAAGTTTTTGCAAAAAGCTTTGGGTAGAAACGTAACAGAAGGTGAATTGTATCTATCTTATCAGCAAGGTCCGGAAGGGGCTAGAAAACTTTTGTCAAATCCCGATGGCCTTGCTACCGATACAGTTGGGGAAAAAGCGGTTACGCAAAATGGTGGGAAAAAAGGCTGGACTAACCAACAATTTTCATCCCTTTGGACAAACAAATTCGATAAAGGCGGGGATACTAAAGTAGAAACTGCTACTGCTGTTGCCGATGTTGAACAACAAAAAAGAGATGAATACACCAAAACTTTTAAAGTATTTACGCAAATAACACAACAGCAAACCCAACTTGCTAGAGAAAAAGAAGACTTTATGCTCAAGATGGAAATTGATACCAATCAATCCATCGAAAATGAAAAATCCAAAGCATCGAGAGACACAAGCGAAATATATAAGCGCAATCTAGAAAACTACCAAACCGACCTGAAACAGCAAGCTAGGGCGCATGGCATTGTCCGAGATGAAGAATTAAAACAATTCGTAGACGAATATACAAAAAAACGCCTAGTCCTCCAAAAATACCAAAATGATGTCAAGATAGCCGAAGAAAGGCAATTGCTTGAAAGGAACGTGAGGGAAGGGGCTATATCAAGGTCTACCAATACATCCCAAGGTAGAGATGAGGCGATGCTACAAGAAAAGTATCGCCAAAAGATACAAGACCTCAACCAAAACTCAGAAGGTTTCAGCCCTGATAGGCTAAATAGCGAAAAGCAAATGGCCTATCAACAAATGCAAGAGGATTTGCGCAACCTACAACAACAACATCAAACATCATTTCAAAGGATGATGCAAGATTCAGTTGATTACAAGCAAGTATTGGGCGATGTCCAATCAACACTAGCCAATGGGTTAGTTGATGGCATGGCAGAATTAGCTATAAATGGCACGGCTAACTTTAAACAATTTGCCACATCCGTAATAAAAGACATCGGCTTGATGATTGTCAAGATGACTGCTTTAGCTGCTATACAACAAGCCGTAGGGGCATTTAAATCAGCAAGCAACCCATTTTCAGGGGTCGGCCCGATGAAGTCATTTGGTAACTCAGACTCTGGCATTGGCGGTAGCATTTTGAGCGGTATAGGTAGTGTTTTCTCATCATTTTTTGCTGATGGTGGGGTAGGTAATGCTGACCAAACAAGCCAACAAGAGCTAAACAAAGGTGGGGTTAAAAAGCGCACCAATGTAGCTGTATTTGCCGAAGCAGGATTGCCAGAAGCATTTATACCCCTACAGGATAAACAGAATATTCCCATCTCGCTTATACAAGGGGCAAACGGTCAAATATCCGCCAAAGCTATGTTGCCTGATGGCAACTCCATTCCTGCCAAAATACAGCAAAGTAACTTGAGCATGGCAAAACAATTCGCTAAAGGTGGCATGATGCATGGGGCAATGAAGTCCATAGGAGATGCTGCCACTAACCTAAGCACAGCTACATCAAGCCTAGGGTATATCCAGCCAGCTAATACTACCAAGATAATTGGTGGTGATACCGTAAGTATAGCGATAAACGTATCTAGTGACGGCAAGGGCGCAAATTCTAGCGAAAGTGTAGGTAATGCTGAGGTATGGAAAAAAATGTCTCAAAACGTAAAAACGACCGTTTTAAAAACACTTGCCGAAGAAAAGCGTCCCGGCGGAATGTTAAGTAAATAAATAGTGACTTTATACAAAAACATCGGTAAAATATACAAATGGCACAAAGTATTTTTAGCTGGCTTCCTGACTCCGGCTCTACACGAGATGTGGAGTTTGCCATGTTGTCCGCAAAATTTGGCGATGGTTACGAGCAAAGGGCGGCAAAAGGGATAAACTCCAAAGTAATCAAGTGGAGCTTGACCTTTACCCGCAGCCAAACCGAAATCAAAGCGATAAGTGATTTCCTTGATGCCAGATTGGGCTATCAAAGTTTCCAATGGACAAACCCACGAAACGAAGTGGGCAGTTACACATGTAAGTCATACAGTGTAAAGCGGTTTGAAAATGCTCCTAAGATACAACAGCTATCTTGCGAGTTTGTACTTGTATACGATATTTTGTGATAAACAGATATGACAATCGCTCAAGATGTTTTAAGTCAAGAAGCTCCAAGTTTGGTGGAGTTATTCAAAATAGATATGTCAGCGATTCCTGCCATATCTACATTGGTTTATTACCTAACGCCGTCTAGCTCAACAGCTATAACATGGGGTGGTAATAGCTATCAACCTTGGGCTATCAACATAGATGGTGTAGGGTTCGCTACAGAGGGTTCGCCAGTTCGACCTACGTTAAGCATAGGCAACCTCGATGTAAGCAAGTTAATCGGCACGGCTGCTTTTGCTTATGGTGACATAGTGGGGGCAAAAGTAACTTACGTAAGGACATTTAGCACTTACCTAAATACATCACTTTCACTGCCACCATTGAAATATGTGATTCGCAAAAAAACAGCACATACCCAACAAGTAATAGTTTTTGAGTTAGGAAGTCCATTAGATAAAGAATTGGCATATTTGCCTGCTCGCCAAGTTTTAAAGCGAGATTTCCCTGGTATTTCTACTAATAAAAGTGCCTTTAGGTAGTAAAAATGGCCGAAGAATTCAAGGACAGAAAGAAGATAAAGGTAAGCAAAAAGGCTTTTGAAAAAATTCAAAAAACCGCTATTGCCGCTTATCCACAAGAAATATGCGGATTTTTGAAATCTGACGGTTCTTTTGTTGAATGCGAAAACCAAGCTGACGACAAAGAGAATTCTTTTAAGATAAGCGCAAAGGATTATGCTTTAAACCTTGATTCTATTGCCGTAATACATACGCATTGCCCGAAAAAGATAGCCCCTTACGACCCACGCACCCCATCAGAAGCTGACTGGAATTCGCAAAAAGAGACTGGCATTCCGTGGTTGATTTATTCAGCCAGCAAAACTGAAATATCGCAAGAGCCATTCCAGATTCCCAGATACCCAGATTCAAATTTTGAAGCAAGGGCATTTGTCCCCGGAATCAGCGATTGCTTTAGCATAGTTCAAGATTACTACTGGTTTAATTTTGGTATACAGTTAAAAGACCACATTGCTTACAATGTAAAAGACATAGTTTTTAATTGTAACTCATTTGACAAATACATTACAGACTATGGTTTTCATGAAGTTCCGCTTGAAGAATTACAAGATGGCGATTTGTTATTAATAGACAATGCCGGATTCACTAGAAATCATCTTGGCATTTACGAAAGTGGAAAAATATTACATCAAGATGGCCTTTTAATCAAAGAAGATTACAGCCATTTCGTAGGTAGGATTGGGGCAGTGTTGAGGCACGATAGCCGATGAAAGTTTTGGTATACAAAAACGGTGACACAATCAAGTCTGATATAGAGTGTGTCGATATAAAGTCATGCCTTTCATTGTTAAAGCTACATCACGGCAAAGAATTCACCGATGACATAATATCCAATAATTACAAGTTCATTTTGTTTAACGAAAATGATATACAAAATGCCATTTCGTTAAACCAAGATGTAATATTTTCGCCATTTGAAGGTTACGATAGTTTAATAATTATAAAAGATATTGGTGGTGAAATTCCCGCCGTAGCTATTGCTAGTTTGGCCTCTATGGTTGGGGTCACTTTATCCACTACAGCACTTACTGTTTTGACTGCTGTAGCCAACCTCGCAGTTAGCATCGTTACTAGCGCGTTGATGAATTTAATCAGCCCCACACCTGAATTTTCCGGCGACCCATCTACAAGCCAAAAGACATCAAACCTTTTTAATGGCGGAGTTTTAAATGCCGAAGCTGGTGGCCCAGTCCCTTACCTTTTTGGCAATTGTTTTTGCGGCGGCAAACCTATTTCGTCAACAATAGAAAGCTCGGATACATAATATGGAAGAAGTATTAGTTGGCGAATACATACAAGCTATCGACATACAGGGTGAAATGGGGGGCGGCAAGGGTGGCGGACATACACCACGGGAAGCTGATGATACCTTATCAAGCACCCAAACTGCCCGTTTATTGCTCCTTTTAGGCGAAGGTGAAATACAAAGTGTAGATGAAATTTATTTAAACAAAACCCCAATATCTAGCTTTTCTGGGGCTACTTTTGAATCAAGGACTGGCTTATCAAATCAAACCCCATGCAAAGGATTTGGAGAAGTCCAAACCCCTGCCACAGGTTTTTCTGCTGTCCAAGTGACAACCTCCACATCTTATGTCAAAGCATTTGATTACGATGTGACAGCGGTAAAAATAACATTCTCATTATCGTCTTTGAGAATGGTTCAAGATAATGGCGATATTGTAGGCTATAAGGTAGATTTAAATGTAGAAACAAAAGCTACGCCAGCATCTTCTTTTGTTGTAGCAAAAAATGTAACAAAAGCGGGGAAAGCATCATCGCCTTACGCATGGGATGTCAGGATTGACAGGCCGTCATCTGCCGTCAATGGTCAACAATGGTCTATTCGCGTCAATCGTTTGACTGCTGATGATGCCGATGTAAAACACAGCTCATTAACCAGTGTAGCTGGGTTAATAGAAATCCGCCATCCAATAACCCCTTACACATACCCTAACTCTGTTTTATTAGCTCTAACTTTAGCCGATGCCTCTCAATTTGGCGGAAGGATGCCAGATATAACTATCCGCGTCAAAGGTGAAAAAGTTTATTTGCCGACTAACTATAATGCCACAACACGGGTTTATACAGGCAATCCAACAGGCGCATTCAAAACTGCCAAAGAATACACAAATAACCCTATCTGGATATTGTGGCATGTCTTAGTCCAAAGAATGTTTATACCATCTACTGACCTAGATTTTGGCAGTTTTTACGAAGCTGCCCAATATGCCGATGAGTCAATAAGTAATGGTGACGGTGGCACTGAGCCGCGTTATACAATAAATAACGCATTTATCCGCATGGAAAGCCCGTATACATTTTTTACATATATTCTGACAATTTGTAATGCCAATTTTGCTACAAATGAGTTTGGGCAGTTAAGTTTAATCTTAGATAAACCCGGCAGACCCATTACCAAACTGGTTACCAATGCCAATGTTATTGATGGTGAGTTTTCATATAGCTCAAATGATTTAGAGTCACGATTCACCAGTGTCAACGTTACATATAATGAGCCTACACAATTAGGCGAAACCCAAACGACCACATTTACTGATAACAACCTGATAACACGTTATGGGCTACAAACAAGCAATATTCCCCTAGCTGGCTGCTATAGCGAAGCCCAAGCGATACGCAAGGCAAGATGGGCAGTATGGACTAATTCATACGATACTGACTTTATAAGTTTCAAGAACATGCTTGCTGGCGGAATGTATTATGTTGGTGAATTAATAAACATCCTTGACAACAAAAACTCAGGATTCGATTGCCAAGGCCTAATTAGTTCAAGCTCATCTACTGGGTCATCCACAACATTGGTATTAGATAGAAGCATAGCTTTATCCAATACTGCTTATACTATAATGTTCCTTGATTCTGCTGGGAATACTGTAAGTCAACCTATCAACCAAGCCAACGGCACTTTTAATACTGTAACATTTGGCTCTGTATCGTCTGTATTCAAAGCAAGCCCATTCATTCTTTCGACTGCGACACAAAAGCCTATTACCGCCCGTGTAATTAAAATAGACAAGCGTGATGATATTTACGAAATCAGTTGTGTAAAGCATAACGAAGGAAAATATGCTTACATTGACGGGGCGGTAGCTAAAGTTCCAAGACCAAGCCAATTCGTCAACTTATCTAATTTTAGCGTCACAAGCCCAGTTAATGTCGGGGTAAGCGAGGTTTTTTCTAGCAATGGGGTAACCAAAGGGAAATATCTCCATGTCACGTGGGATTGGGTAAAAGGCTCACAAGGGTTCAATCCAAGATACACAGTCCAATGGCGTAGGGATAACCAAAACTTCCAAATGGTAGAAAATATATCAGTTAAAAACTTTGATATATTCAACCCTGCCCCCGGCCAATACGAAATATATGTATTCGCTACCAATCCTATATCTAGCGTAAAAAGCGCGGCAAGCACTAGCTTTATTTATAATTATAGGACTGTTGCTGCTGGCTCAACACTAGAAGCTCCCACGACGGTTAGAGTCCAAGGCACAACTGGCTTAACTTTTGCTAATGCCGATTTAAACCTAGAAATACTTCACAACCCCAATAATAATAACAAAACAGACAAATTAAACGATTACATTGTAGAAGTTTGGACTGCCGACGGAGCAACAAAAAAAGGCACATTTGTAGTCCCACATAGGGCTGATTATAGCGGATTATTTACTCTTACTTACTACCAAAACATAGAGCTTTTTGGCACCGCCACACGGACATTCCAAATAAAAGTTTATTGCCGTGATATGGTAGGGGATTTGAGTTCTGCCTTAGCAGTAACGGTAAATAACCCCGTCCCTGCTGCCGTCAACTTTACCGTATTGAGCGGCGTAGGAATTAACTACATCAACATAGACACGGCACCTGGCAGCGACATTGCTGGCTATGAAGTCCATAGAAGCACTACAAGTGGCTTTACCCCTAGTTTAGCCACTAAAGTCTACACCGGGGCAAGCAACACAGTCACTGTTTCTGGGGCGCAAAGCACTACATATTATTTCAAGTGTGCCGCTTACGACACATTTGACCAAATCGGGTTAAATTACGGCACACAAATAGCTGGCACGACTCTTGCTAATGATGCGATAGATTGGAAAATAATAAGCGGCTTACAATTTACCCAAAACAGCCCGACGACAAATAGCATTTCATGGACTTCTGGCGTTATAGTAAAAATAACTGGCAGCACTTCGACCACTTTCAACATAAGTGCCGGTAGTGCGGCATGGACAAGTGGAAACTTATACATCTATTTCCCCGGCTCTGGCACGACTTTAAGCACGACTACGACATTATCTACCGCCGTCAGCGCGAATGGCTGGGTGATAGGGGACTATTTAGGCGGGACAACATTCAATGGCGGCACAGGCCAAGCTTTTGTTGACGGCTCAAAAATCCTTGCTGGAACAGTAGGTGCAAACCAACTCATAGCTGGTAGTGCGGTAATAACAGGTAGTGCGCAAATTGCGGATGCCATTATTACAAACACAAAAATTGCGAACGCGGCGATTGACAACGCCAAAATAGCGAACGCGGCGATAACCGGGGCAAAAATAGGCACGGCAACTATAACCGGGGCAAACATAGCCGCAGCGACGATACAAAGCGCAAACATCGGCACGGCACAAGTTAGCACGTTGCACATCGGCGCAAATGCCGTCACAGTTCCATCCTCTGCATATAGACGAAACCCTATAAGGATAAATGCCGTATTGCCTACAGCAACACAGGTTTACACAGATTTACTTAAAATGAGTTTTAGTATATCAGAACCTACTAACTCATTAATATCTTTCAACTTACATGGCTGGACTGCAAGCAACAATACGCCACCTAGTTTATATATTACCGATACAACAACTGTAAAAATAAGAATGTTGCTTAACTCATCAATAATATATCAAAATTCATCAGGAGCGTTGAACAAAATATTTACTTTTGCTACTTTGTTAGATGCAGCTTCTGTGATGCAGCATTTACCTATAGGTTCATATACTGTGACGCTGCAAGCATGTGTAAATAAGACATCCGTTTATACGTGGGCTGTATTTGCTGATTTATGGGAAATGAGCTTAACCCATTTGGGAGTTAAACGATGACAGTATATGTAATATATTTAACAGCAAGCGGGTTAATATTGCGATGGGGGGTTTGTAATTCTGCCGATTACGCCATACAGTTTATAACAACTGGCGAGAGTATAACACAATTCGCCTTTGGAACTCAGGTTGATATTAGCTCACAGTATATATCAGCAGGGACGCTGACAACAAGGCCAAGTATGCCAATAACAGTTACCGGAGGGACAATATCAGGGCTTCCAAACCCCTCATTAGTGTCATACATACCAAATAGCGGTGGCATATTGCCGGGAGAGATAACAGTAACAGATGGCACATTGACAATCTCTGCCCCCACAGGCTCTTATGAAATAAACGTAACATCAGGCATTTATCAAGATTATTCGACGGATATTTCAATATGACACTTTTAACAATATCTCCTATCAGTTCGCCAACCCTAACCAACCTAACCGGAAGCCCCGTAGGCGGCTCTATTGTCGCTTTGAGGTGGACAATCCCCCAAGACACTACTCATTTCCAAACCGAAATATGGGTAAACACGGTCAATAATAGAGCCACTGCTACATTGGCTGAAAAGTCATTTGGTAGCACTTACGCCTATGTAGGGACTCCCGGCACAACGTATTATTTTTGGATACGTAGCGTAAACATCTATGGCTACACAGCTGGCGCATGGACTCCTGTTAGTGCGACGGGTGGCGTGGCGGTGACACTATCACGACTTATAACTGATAACATATCTGATAACGCAATCACGGATGAGTTTGTTTATACATCGTCTGTAGCTAAAACAATCCCTTCCGCTTTTTCTGGCGGAGCTAGTGTCATTCTAGCCGATTTAACTTATCAGGCAAGTGGCGGTAGGGTCAGGGTGCGCGTAGAAGATGACTTATCCCCAACTGTCGGGATACTTAATGGCGTAAATGCTACAGCAAATACCAATAACATAACTTACTATAATTTCTACATGTCAAGGCTGACTGTATACAATGTTGGGACGGCAACATTCACCAATGGTAGTGCGGCAGTAACAGGTCAAGGCACGGCGTGGACTGCTGCCTTACAAGGTAAGATAATAGGGTTAGATGAAGGCACAAGCAACAATGTGGTAGGGACGGTAAACAGCCCAACAAGTCTTACTTTGGCTCTCCCGTGGGCTAATCCATCCGTAACCGCTTCGGCATACTACATTCAACTTACACATACAAATGTATATGGGGCAGAGACGCCAGAAAGTAGCATGTTTGTTTTCTCTGGAAACGCAAATTGTCGGTTTGTGTACGGAAATAGGTATAGGCGTGAGTTTGATTTAACAACGACACTAGGGGATTTTTACGAAATACAATTATCTGCCAGAATGGTCGCTATACTTAATAATACTCAAGATACCACTCCGGCAAGTTCACTTAGAAGAAAATTAACCATAACGGAGTTTTACAAATGAGATATGCTCGATATGACAAAAGCACAGGCGTCATAGATGGAATTTTTGAATCATCAAACTTTGACAATATCAAAAGAAATACCAACAATTCCCAAGACTTAATA